TTTAAGCTCAGATATTAAATCGTATTTTTGCTTTTTTAAAACTTTACTATTAAATTTTCTCGATATCTCTATAATAGTAGTAACTATAGTCTCTGCTTTAGCAGCTGAAACGTTTTGATTTTTAAGTACAAATTCATACAATTTAAACTCTTTAGTTAAAGAAGTTTTACCTGCAAAGAATTTTTTTAGTATAGAAACAGCAGGAGATTCTTTCTTTGATATAGTATCGGCTGCTATTTGCTTAACTAATAATTCATATATTAAGCCTGTATTTTTATACTTACTGTGTTTTATGCGCATTAGCTTGAATTTAGGTTGATATCAATAAGATATAGACCTTCTGATATAAATAGTAACTACTTTTCTAAATCTTTGAGTTGTTTTTCGTCTAACATTTTACTCTTAAACTTAGGTTTAGCTTCGAAAATCAATTGTTTTTTATCTTCAAAAAGATCTTTATGTTTATAGTACATAGTTTTTGCTAAGGAATCATTAACGTCTGATTCATTAACGTTATCGTTATCAGAAGGAAAACCTCCTTTCATTTTTTGTCTTCCTAATCGATCTCTACCTCCAAGCGGGTCTTTATTAGTACCATATATAGACATTTTTTCGCGAGGTCTACCTCCTTCAGGTCCTGTTTTAGGTTCTTCTTCATAGCCGGTAGGTACTTCACCCATAGCAGCTCCTCTTTCAGAACTATCTTTTCTTCTGCCGTAAATAGTAGCTAAGTCATGAGGCGTACCGTAAGAACGTCCTGTTTCAACTGGATCGTTACCTTCGTTTTCAATTTGAGTTAGTCTGAATTTTCTTCTCTGATCTTCTTTTACTAAATCTCTAAATTCCATATAAGTATCTTCAGAATGGCTAAATAGCTTGTCATAAACATAATCGGAAGGAAAAAGTTGCGAATCTAACATCTGGTTAGCTAAATCCATTTTCTCTTTCATTAAAGCTATTTTTTCTTGCTCAAAAATTATAGAAGGATTAGATAATTTAATTTCAAAATTTGTAAGAGACTCGCCAGTAAATCCTTGAGCATATAAATGAACTAAAGCAATCTTAGTAAGCTCAGACTCCATAATACGTTGTATTCTTTCTATAGTACGAGCAAATCTAATATCTTCAGCAGCTAATGTCGCTTTGCCTTGCAGATCTCCTTCGAATCCAAAATATGCTTTAGGTACTTTTAAAGCTGCAAACATTTTTTCTCTTAAATATTCTATATCTTGAGTACCGTCATAATCTAACCCTTTGGTAGTTTCTATACGAGTTGAGCTATCTCCTCCTCTAACTGGAAGATAGAAGTCTTCCATCATATTCTGCATATTAAACTTTAAGTTATACTGGCCAGTTTGAGGATCAACATAAGGAGTCTTTTTCATATTGTTGATAGTTTTCTGCATGAAATTTTCTATTTCATTAGGAGGAACGTTACCAACATTTATATAAAACATTCTTTTCTCTGGTGCTCTCATTATACGGTGAATAAGCATTGCATCTTCCATTAAGGTAAGTTGCTTATATACCTTTCTTGCAGGTTCTATATAAGATCTTCCGTAAGGTAAGTAGTTTGAATCAGAAATTAATCTAAAGTGTGCCACTTCGTAATTATCGAATTCGATAGCTTTTTTCTTAGATTGAGGAATATAATTAGGATCTTGTTGGGAAGCTAAGCCGTCAGGGTCTAGTTGAAAAGTTACTTTTTGAGGATTTTCAGGATCTTCCCCTTCTCTTCTTACCATATGGTATACTGTATAAGGTAATACGTTATATATACCAAATTTTTCAGCTATTTCTAATTTTAAGAAAAAGTCTCCATACTTGCACATATTTCTAGTCCATGACCATAAATTAAATTCTATATTTAAAACGTCATAAAATAGATTATAAAGAACTCTTTGAATATTTTCATCTGAAGATTTAACTGATAATATTTCTCCTTGATCATTTCTCAACGTCGCTTCATCGGATATTATATCTAAAGTAGAAGCTAAAATAGGATCTGTATCCATAGCTTCATAATCGGAATAAAGTTGAATTCTTAACGTTTGATAGTTAAGATTAGGATTAAAAATATTCTTATTATTATAGATATAGAGTCGAGAAAATCTATCTATCAAAGAATTAGTTTCGTATCTACCAGTAGTCTGAATAGTATTAATATCAGCTACTTTTAGTTGATCACCGCCGATATTACGTATAACTACGTCCGAACCGAATAATCTACGAAGTCTAGTAAATAATGAAGTATCTGCCATTTAGTATGGTTTATTTATAAATAGTCTATTTAATTAACCAAGTAAAGTCTTCCGTACCGTACCCAGTATCTATAATATAAGGATTATTTTGCTGATCACCAACTGATTTTATGACTGCTGCATTCTTAGCATTAAGGTTAGTAAAAGAAGAAAGTTGAGCTCTAGCAAGGTCCATACCTTGTTGTCTTAATCTTAAAGCTGTATCTCTTACGTATAAAGCTGTAGCTGCTGAAATAAGTAAATCATCGTTATAGTTAGTTTGTGCTTGAGGTTTACCGTTCTTCCATACGAAAACTCTCATTTCACTTATTAAACGCTTAGATTGAATAGTAACTCCTTTTTCCCTAATATACTCTATCATCTTAGCTATAACTAAAGGTCTAGTTCTAATCGACATGGTAAAGCCGGGTACTAATTTATCTCTCTCAAACTTACTCATATATGATTCTACAGTTTCCATTTGTGAAGTTGAACTATAGTAAAGATTCTTATACTCTCTTTCCATTGCTTGTTCAATGGTAGCCCACCCTATATTTGCATTTTCTATAACTAAAAGAGCGTCATTATACTCAGACGCTATACCTACTAGTACGTTTCCGAAATCTTTAGGAGATAGCTTACCTTTATATTCAGCTACTTGAACGCAATTTTCTATATCAAATACATGAAAAGCAGAATAATCAGCTGAATCGCCTCTAGCTACATCTGCTACAACCATATACGATTTACTGTAGTCTACTCCTTCCCATACCCATAAATTACTATCTACTCCTCTTTTTTCTAAAGGATCTTTTTGGTAGGTCTGCTCATAAAAAAGCATATCATCTGGTTCGAATACAGTATCTCCGGAAGCTAGAAAATCGCAGTCACATTCCTGACCTGCCATACGAGGACCTAAATCGGCATCTTGCTTTACTCTCCATTGTTCGTTCCTTTCAGGATGAACTGACCAAGGAAGTTTAATAGGTAAGAATGAATTTTCACCTGCTTCTGCTTTTTCCCAAGTTTGATGAAACCAGTTACCTATACCGTTAGGAGTTGATAAAGCCATACATTGACCACCGGTAGCTAAGGTTTGTTGAGCAGCAGTAAAGGTTTCGTCTATATTCTCTATAAACGCTGCTTCATCTATTAGAAGTAAAGAAACTGCCTCAGATCTAGCAGCGTCGGCATTAGAAGATTTAGCTTGTATCTTAGAACCATTTCTTAGTCTTAGAGATAATTTATTTTTTTCAACCGATGGTAATCTCAGCCACTTAGGAAGCTGATCATACATGAAAATAGTCTTTGAAACTAAGTTACGGGCAGTTGCTTGAGTAGTAGCTAAAGCTAGTACGTTTTTATCTTTATGAAAAACCATTAACCATAAAGAGTAAGCTGAAGCAAGAGTTGATATACCTAACTGTCTTGACTTAAGAGTAATAATATATTGATTATCTCTATATAACCTTAAAACTTTTTCTTGAAACGGGTATAAGTTAAAGAGTATTCTACCTCGGGTTGGGTGCTGAATATGGCAATACTTTTTCATAAAGTAAGCCGGATCTTTAGCACACTTAATATATTCTTGTGCTATTATTTTTTTTATATTTTGTGACATAACTAAGCTTTTACTCCTGATGAGGTTATATATAGAGATTTCCCACTCCACCCTCCTGCAGCCCTAGTTCTTACAGTGACTGGGATCGTAACTGGTTTTAATTCTTCTGCTATTACTATATCAAATTTTATAATAAATGATTGAGAATTACCGTCATATGTATTATTTATACTTTTTATTTCGTTAACGTTATCTACTAAAACTATACTTCTTAGCAACTTATTATCTGAGACTTCTTTAATTGAAGATCCGGTTTCAGTGCCTATAAGTAGTTTATAAGGACAGGGAGTTTCATTTTCAACTTTTTCTCCGTATGTATATCTTGCTATAGTATTTAAAAAATATTTAAGATTACTAGCATTATTTAAATAATTAGAAAGTTTAGATATTAGGTTATTTCTAAAAAGATAATAAAAATCTTTTCCAAAAAATTCTAAATTATCTTTTTGAAACTCTAAAGCTAAGTCTGCAAATACGCTTTGACTTTTAGTTTCAGAGAATGCTTCTTTAGAAATATCAAAATTAGATATAGCTTTTTTTGCGTTAGTAGACGAGCTAGGAACTTTTTTACTTGACTCGTTCCACGAATCGTCTATAAACTTCTTAATATCGTTAGCTTGAGTACCTCCTAATTTTTCAAAGAAAGCTACTATATTAGTATTAAACTTAGGGGTAACGTCAGCACCTTTTGCAATTTTATTTGAATAACCTATAAAGTTTCCATCTTCTAACTGAATAATAATATCAGAAGGGTTATTAGGATTAATATTACCTGGTTTACCTCTTGGAGTCCAGTAAAGATTTCTTATAGATTTGTCTTTTAAATCTTTTTTTAAAATTTTAGCATTATTAAATCCTATCTTTATATCTCTTTGAGGAGTTTCATCTTTATTAATAAGGTCTATTAGTTCAGAAAAACTTACTTCTTTACCTTCTCCGGTTAGTACTCCAGTACCACCTTCTTTACCTTTTAAGTCTTCTACTGTGGAAAATTGTGGGTTTTTTAAAAAGTATAAAGATAAAAATTCATTAACGTTTGATGATGCAGTTGAGTCCTTACGAGTTTTTTGTCCATAATGCGAAGTAACTTTATTTTTAGG